TTTCGGTTTTTGCAGATCGTAAAGCAGGAACAAAACGATTTAACATTGTAAATTCGCCTACCTGAGCGAGTGCAACCATTTTTATGGCTGAATTAAGGTCAACCTTTAAAGCTTTGGAAAGTCCTATCGCATCGCGGGCAGCTCCCTTTGCATCTACTGATCCCATCACTTCAGCAACTCGCATTAATTCGAGTGACATTTCATCACCAACGGTTGTAACATTTTGTAATTCGGAAGCAAACTTTTTATATTCGGGTAATAATTTTGCAACGTCTTTTCCATTCATTTCGAGTTGAGAAGAAAGCCCGCTTACTGCCTGAATTTGTTTATCGTAAGCTATAACAGAAGCTGTTCCAATTGCAAGTAATGGAGCTGTAACAGCAATTGACATTGTTTTGCCAATAGACTTCATTTTTTTTCCAACCTTTGCGAGACTAGTTTCGGCACGTTTCATTTTTGTTTGAAACTGTTTGATATCTGCTCCAAGGATGAAATTTAAACTCGATAATGATTTTCCGCCTGCCATTTATTTTGTTTTATCCAATCCAGAAATCTAATTCAGATTGTGATTTTATTTGATTTTGATTTTCTTGTTTAGATCCTCGATTTAAATATTTTTCAAATGTTTTCGGTTTGTCAGATTTTTTCACATAAGGATTATTTAATAACATTGAATATGTTATATAATTTATACGGTTCCATTCTTCTTTTTGTCGGTACCGTTCTAAATCATAAAATCCATTTAGCTTGTTTGATAATTCCCGAAATTCAATGAACTCATAATCTTCAACTGTCATTCCTAACATTCCAAGGCTAATTTCTTGAAGCCTGTCGAATGTTAATTCTTTTTCTTCGCCCCTACTTTTTTCGGGGCATTCAGGTTTTTTGATTCTTTGATATTTGGAAAGCTTTCAACAAATATATCCATTATCTCATTTACAATTCCAAAATCATCATCCAGCCAATCAGAAACATCATCAATAATAAAATCAAATTCTTGTTTCTCTTTTCTGGCTCCTTCTTGTAATCCAACAAAAACAAGCATGATCATATTTGTAATTGACATTCCTGAAATATTCATTAAATCAGATAATGTTGAGTTTGTTTTTTCGCTGTAAATCCGTAATGCATTCATTCCGAATTTTACCGGACGAAGTTTTCCTCCTATTTTTACTTTTTTTAACATTTTAAAATCTCCCGTTTTTAAATTAATAATAAAATTTTATCTCTCTTACCTCCCCCATTGCTGATGCAATTTAGCGGGAGAGGAAGGGAGAAGGTTCAACTGGATAGAACTATGATTCCGTTTCTTCTGTTAATGCTCCATTACCTTCGAATGTTACTGAAAAGGTTGGAGTTTCTTCTGAACCAGATGTTTTATCTAAACTGGAAATTTGTGCGTTTCCAGAATACTTCTTATCACCACTGACCGCTGTTGTAAATACAAGTGCAACATCATCATTTCCGGTTGCAGCTGCAAATAAATCAGGTAAGCCATAAGTGGCATCTGCTTTAAATTCGATATCTGCACTCATCGACCAGGATTTTGTTCCGGGAAGTGTTTTCTCCCATCCTGCATCGTCTTTGTTTACACTTTTTCTTGTTGCTTTTGAAAATGAAATACCGCATGAAGATAAACAGTTAATTATTGTACCTGCAACGGTAATTTTTTCAAGCGTTCCATTAATATATCCTAAGCTTGCCATAATTATATGTTTTTAGAGTTTGTAATTTTTTTTTCTTTGCCTTTTGCAATAAAACCACCAATTAATAGATCGTTTAAAAGTTTACGATCGACAGTCAACTCAGTTCCTTTAAGTTTTAAAGATCCTGCCGGATGCTGCCAGTCTTTTATTAATTTAACAGTTCTAAAATTTGTATTTGATTTTTTGTTTGACATGATTATTTAATATTTAATTCTAATGATGTAATCTTGTATAATTGTATAATGATTGCTATCGTAACTGAAAGCATCATTTTCGTTTTCGTATCTAATAGATTGAACACTCAATCCACCTTTAGTAACATTATCAACTCCATGAAGTGCTGCAAGAATTGAAGCTGCTATATCATTAACATTTTTTTCGACACTCGAAACAATATTAATTTGAATTCTGATAGTTCTTAATCCAATTGTAATATCTTTATTTACATTTGGAATATTAGAAATTTGCTGAACAGTTACGTAAGGTGAATTTGCTTCCTGATTTGAATTTACATTATAAATTCGTGTAGAAATTAAATCCGTAACCGCTGTAACGTTACTCAAAATATCGTATATTGCTTTAAATACCAACTGCTCTAATTTTATATTTTTTTGTTAATTTTTCTGTTTCTTTATGAACTTGCGTTTGAAATAATCCGGTAGTTTTATTATTAACTGCACTTTTTGATGAATCAATTGCAGGTCGCATAAATGGCCTTGCAGGCTGATTTGTTCTGTAACGTTCACCTTCTTTTAGTTTTCCTACCCATGGAATAAAATTATCATTATCACTTTCTCGTTTATATCCTCCACCTTTTTTTTTACCCACAATACCACTCACACCATATTCAACGAAATGAGCGAACCACCCCATGTATTTATATTTTCCTTTTACACGTGGACCAACCAGAATTCTTGCAACTTTTTTATTTTTAGAAGTTATATTTCCTATGGATTTTGCAAGTTTAGCACTTATTGATTTTGCATTATTACGAGCAGTCATAATAAGAGGTTTTGTTCCTTTCCTCATTAATTTTAAAAGAACATTTCTTTGAAGCTTCTCCGGCAAATGTTTCATAATTTGCTGAGCTTCTTTAAATCCCTCTATTTTAATATTATTACTCATTATCTCGTTTTTCGCATGTAAGAATAATCCATCTATTTCTGCCAATAATTTTAATAGAAGTTATGTAATAATTTAATGAATTAAAAACTATTCGCATTTTATAAGTTACACCGGAAACATATCGTAATGTAAAAAATGTTTTGTTTATTGCAGTTTCCTGATCATCTTCTTCTTTTTCGTTTGCTCCACTATCAGAAATATTTGCCCATAATCCGGTTGCATGATTACTCCAAGCAACTGTTCGTAATCCATCAGAATCTGTTGATGTTGTTGGTTTTTGAATGCTTATAAGTCTGTCAAGACTTCCGATATTTATTTCATCACTCATACAGAATAAGGATAATAAAGATCAATTAACATATCAACTGTTTTAGAAAGAGTTTTATGCCCTTCATCACCACGATTTTCATATAAATGACCAACAATTAATTTTATTAATCCTTTAAATTCTTCAGGAACTAAGGCTGCGGTTCCATATCCTGCGGTAAATGTTATTTTAACCGCATTAATAACATCCTTTGTATCTGGCCAATCTTCATCAAATGTTGGATATAAACGTGCCGGAGTTTGAATATTATCGAGTTGAGATGATGCAACTGTATCAGCACCTCCATCAGTATCAGTATAAGCAATTTCAGAAACTGCAATTACAGGATAACGATTTATTTCAATTTCGTTTGCAGGAAAAAAATCAAGATATAATTCCCATGTTGTTGTTATCAAAGAACGATTAAGGCGTTTTTCGATCACTCGCCGTGCAACTTTTCCATAAGAGGTGATGATAGTATCTTCATCACTTCCTGTAACTCTTAAATGAGTTTTTAATTCAGCAACTGTTACAGGTTCTGTGGCCGGTTCGGTTTTGATTTTATACGCCATTGTTTGTTTTATTTAAGATTTTAAATATTCCCGGATTTCTTTTTCGGTTGTTTTACCAATACCATTAAATTCGGTTAAATCTGAAATACTATTAATTTCGGCAATTGTACAAACACCATTTTTTATTAAAACAGCACGTCCCGGAATATCATCAGGAAGATCGATCTTAATTTCGGCACCTTTAAAAGGTTCTACAATTTTAAGTTCGATAAGTTCATCAGCTTGTTTTTTTGGAAGTTCAACAGTATCTCCCTTAAAATAACCAAGACCAAATCCCATTCCGTTTCTGATAAATGTTACTTTTTTTGTTTTCATCTTTTGTTTTTTTTCTTTTTTTGCCCCTCCCTTTCAGGAGAGGCTAAAAAGATTATTAACCTAAAATTAATTATGAAAAATACCCCACCACGGGATGTCTTAATTCTATGTTGTTAGAGCATCGGCCATTGCTGCAAATGAAAC